CCAGCTGATGCTCCTGTACCAGAAAACGCCGTAAAAAAATTAGACCCATTACAAAATACTTGGGTTGTAACTCCGTTACCAACTTCAACAGAAGTGCCTGTAGCACCCCTAATCCTAATAGCAAAACCACCAGTCGTATTATTAACAACAATATATACTTTATTGACTAATGGAGCAATAACGTCTCGGATAGCTGCGTTTGTCCCACCTACTACCAAAACCGCATTTCTTGCCTCGTCTGACGCCCCATCTATATTAGTCAGGGTGTAATTAGCGTCCGTCATAGTAATTGACTGAACACCCGTAATGGCTTGCTCTAGCAAGGTTCCTAGATTGGTATTGGTAGTTTGCCCCCAGGTACCCGCCTGTTCACCGTCCCCAATCAGGGTTAGTTTTAACGATGTTGAGTATGTAGTCATAATTTACCTTTAAGCGGCTATTACATCTGTCCAAGTCGGGCTTTGTGACGGACTAATTTCGGTCCATCCTGACCCAGCTCCTGGATTAATTAAGCCCCAAACATTTACCCTCTTAAGTTTAACAACTGTTCTAACGCCTGTCACGTTTGCGTCAATACTAATAGCAACTGAAACAGTACCAACTTGTCCTACCGCATACACGCCCGTGACATCAATAAACGAGCTAACTTCTACATCTATGGTGCCCAGCAATACTGGTGAGGCAAGCCCTGTTACATCTATGTAGTTGTCAGACTGAGTAGTTACATTTCCTAATAGGGTCGGTATTGCAAAGCCCGTTAAGTTAACTACCGCTCCAGCCGTTACATCTACGTTACCAACACGACCTACCGCATACACACCTGTTAAATCAACTACCGCATCTGCCTTAGCATCTACGTTCCCAACCAATACTGGGGTGGCAATACCCGTTACATTGACGTTAGCCGCAGCCGTTACATCTACATTACCTACCCGACCTACGGCATTTACGCCTGTTAAATCAACTGTACAGCCAAGACTTATATCTACTGTACCTACCGCACCAGCCGCCGATACCCCAGTAACAAAAACCGTTACATCAGGGTTTATACCTAGTGATGCAAACGGGGCACCGGAATACGGTGAGTCTGCAAACATTTACAGTACTACCCAACGACTCCCCGAAGGGAGGGTTACTGTAGCTCCCGACCCCACAGTTACAGGCCCTACAGAGCTAGCTGAATACCCAGCAGGTACAGAAAAACTACCTGCAACCGTCATGTTATTTACAAAAAGCCCGTTACTTGCCACGATATTTGGGGCAGTTAATGCGTTAGTCCCAGGGTTAAATATCAGTTCTGTGGACGATACATTGGCAGCGCTGATAGACCCGCTATTAGCCGTAGTAAATATTGGGTAGTACGAGGCGTTTGTGCTTGTATCGTTGGTAATTGTGATACCGGCAGTAATAGTGCCCCAAGAGGTATTAGCCCCATCGGTAGTTAAGTATTTCCCGTTGTTACCCGTTTGGCTAGGAGCCAAGGCATTAAACGCCCCGTTAGCTGTAGTCTGCCCAGTGCCACCGTAAAGAATAGCTACTGTATTACCCTGCCATGTACCAGAAGTAACTGTACCTACCCCAGTAATATTGGCGTACGCCCCAGATATACGAGCTGAGGCAACCGTACCAGCAGACAGGTTTGATGCGTTCATAGAAGTGATGGATGTACCACCACCGCTAAGGTTTGTAGCGTTTACTACGTTGGCATCAAAGCTCCCGTTAACGTCACGAAGAACAATAGTAGAAGCCCCGTTGCTAGAAGAAGCAGTAGTCCTTGCATTATCAATAGTCCCCGTAGAAATATTGGAGGCATTAATTGCCGTAATAGCAACCCCGTTACCACTAAACGAAGCAGATACTGTATTGGCTGCAAAGTCACCACCAGAGTCACGGGAAACAATCGTTGACGCCCCGTTAGCGGAAGCTGCTGTGGTTCTTGCGTTAGCTATGGTTCCAGACGAGATATTGCTTGCGTTTATGGAAGTTATGGTTGTGCCGGCACCAATGAAGTTTGATGCAGTTATATTGCCAGACTCAAAAGCACCGTTGGCATCACGCAATACGATTGTGCTTGCGCTATTAGACGTATTACCTGTAGTACGAGCGTTTGATATGGTTCCGCTAGTAATGTTTGAGGCGTTGATGTCTGTAAGACCGGCAGCGTTAGCGGTAATGTTTGTGAAGTTACCTGTTGTAGCCGTAACTACGTTGGCATTAAATGAACCATTAGCGTCACGCAATACAATGGTATTAGCGCCGTTTGAGGCGGACGCTGTAGTTCTATCGTTTGATAAAGTACCAACAGTGATGTTAGATACGTTAATAGCGGAGTTGGCAGCCGAAGTTAGTTGCCCTTGAGCATTGACTTCAATAACCGATACATTAGCTGAGTCACCATAAAGCCCAGAAACAACAGTCGTATTAGCGATGCTAAATGTCAGGTTGGAAAGGTTAAGACCTGTACCCGCTGCATAGATCTGAGCAGAACTAATCTGCGCAAACGTAAGGTTGGTTGAACCAAAAGTAATTGTGCCTACGGTATTGAGAATATAAGTTTCACCAGCCCCCGTATTACCAGACTGAACGAAGAATGCATCACCTTGACCTAGTTTATTTGGGTCTCCAACGCCATAAGTATCAGCATCGGTTGCACGAGTTAAGACCCATTGTGCGGAGGCATTTCCTGGGTTAGTAACTGTATATACACCGTTTTGAACAGCATTAGCTTGCTGATAAACAAGGACACGGGCTGTATTAGATACGCTTACACCATCAACTACGAGTGCTGCATTAGCCCCGTTATTAGTTAATGTTGCGCCTACACCATTACCAGCGCCATTTGGCTGAACATATACGGCATTTAAAGCAATTGGCGACTCAACTAAAACAGGCTCGTGATATGTAATACCTGTTGAGAAAAGCCCGTCAACATATGTCTTGTTAGTAATATCCGTGGCATTTGCGGCGTTGGTGCTGATTGTTCCAGCAGTTAGCGTTACCGTATTAGCAACTAAGTTTGTGGTGTTAACTTGAGTAAAAGTAACAGTCGTAGCGGCATTACCAGAGGTGTTAACAATATTGCTTGCGTCGGTATATACCGATTTTTCAGCTGGCTGAGTTACAAAGACATCCTTTGTACCAGCGGAGAAGTTAACCAGCGACCCGCTATTACTAGAAGACAAAACCGTAGTTCTAGCTAGTTGATCTGGCGAAGTATATGTACCAATACCAACTTCCCACTCTGATCCAGTCTGGGATGCAATGGCGTAATAACATGTGTTTCCACTACCAATAACCGAGAAGGATTGGTATCCCGTTACAGCACCCAAAAGGGTAGCCGTACCCGTGCTGGTAACAGCAGTGGTTTCTTTAACCCTATCTTTTAAGATGAGAGCCATTTACAGCTCCTTAGCTAGCGGTCAAACGAATAATTGCGTTACTTGCATCAGCAGTTGGGAAATTAACAGCAAAAGTACCATTAGTAGAGGTTTTGTCTCCACCAAAGCTCAGCACACAAACGGCTGAATTAGACTGGCTGTTGTTATAAATCAGAGCCCCAGCCGCAGTAATCGTAGAGTTAGCCCAAGAAGTATTAGCAAACGAGATATAGGCTACGTTGCCAGAGTTTGTTGGGGTAACAGAAACCGTCAAAGTATTACCACCAGCAGAATAGTTGCCAGTAGAAGCTACTTCGTTAGTTGCTGAATAAGCGGTTGTGTTCTCATTAATAGTAGCCGAGCTGGTATACAGAGCTAATTTGAACGTGTCTGCTGAAAAATTTTGCTGTCCATTCAAGAGTTGAACCTTGAACGATGTAGCCATTGCTTGAGTAATTGCCATTTTTTGCTCCTAAAATTATCTAACAGGCCCAGGTACAGGCAGCCTAAGTTGTCCATCACGGTATGCGCTTCTTCTATCTTTACCATCACCCAAGTCTTTGAGCAACGCTAAGGATTCTTGGTACTTTTGTTCGTAATAATTAACCATGTCTTGCTCTCCCTTTTGGAAGATGATGGCTTCTCTTAACGAACCATACAATAAAACGCTTTCAAAATTATCGCCTAACCAAGATGTACCAGCTGCATTTTGAATATTGTTGACGAGCACTGAAAATCCACTTCCAGTATTCCCTATTGTAGAAGTAGCAGCACTCAAAGAGTTACCAACAATATATAAATATCCTGGGTTAATTATAGTTACTGCGGTTACAGAAC